GTACGACGCTCTCCCGGAGTCAACGAGTGCTCGTCCGCTAGGCCATTAACCCATTTAGGGTTGTGTTTTCGATCCATAGCATCTTTACCTGCTCGCATAAATTTACGATACCACGAGCTCTCATCGGTACTAGGGTCGGGCGAATGAATACCGTAGAACAACATATTGTCAGCCATATGCCGTGCCGCTCCTATATCTCTAGGTACGTCAGGTGCTAACTGCGTATTACCCTGATAGAGTCTGCCGTCGTCTCCGACAAACCAACCCTCTTCTTGTTGTTTACGACGGCGATACTGGGCTCGCGCCTCCTGTGGCGATAACGCATCTGGGTAAAATTTACGCTCTAAAGTTGGGGGGGCGTACTGTTGTGCCTTAACTCCGAGCCCTGCGCGTACCCCCCGTTCCGCTACTTCTTTAGCCATATGCTCCCCCGACGAGCCACCTACCCTACCTACTCCGCCGGATTTAAACGCTAGCGACAGCACGTCACGTAGCGTAACGTCCTGCGGATCTTTACCTAATAAAGGTAACGCTTCCTGTATCCGCGTACCTAGATATCCTTCGGGGTCATCAATTAAATCTTCTATACTTATCGGGTCAAATTCGGCCATCTTAGCTCCTATGCTGTCATTGCGTTCTTCTTACTTTTTCCGAACGCTGTTAATTTGTCACGCCAGCTTGGTGGTGGCTTCTCGACTGGGGCTCTGTAAATGTTAAACTCTGCCATCATCAGACCGATCCATGCCATGGCATCAACCTGATCGTCATGCACCCCGTTAGGGAAACGGAGCATCTCATTAATAAGTGAAGTGGTGAACTCGGAGTCTTTAGGAAATAGCACCATACCCTGCTGCATCCGACCTTGGATCGCACGGGCGCGTACCATCTTGTCCCGTTTACCCGGTCTCAGATCCTTGAAGTACGCCTCAAATAAGTTACGCTCCCGTATACGTTTCTCTAGGAACGGTCCGATAGCCATCTCAATCTGCCCTTTCTCAACCCCGATGATGTCTGGCCGCCACGCTTCGTACACATCGAGCATCTTCTCTACGATGTCGTGTCCGTTCCACCGACCGCGCTCAACGTGTAATAAGTACAGCTTGTCCTCAGTACTCACGCCCATGACCACTCCAACGGTGTAGTCATTAGCCTCTCGCTGCCCAATCGCCAAGTCCCACGCCGCGTAGATTTTCATCTCCTTGCGAGGTGGCTCCTCGGTGTAATACCGTATCATCGAACGTGTGAAGTATTCGCCCTCATCCGCGACTGGATTTTGCTGATATAGCGCCGACCAATCGCGCGGGCCTACCGCAGCGCGGATCCGTCTGAGAGCCTCTAAGTCATACCGAGCTGCATGCAACGGGGTGCCTTTCTCACGATGCGGCTCGTCGATCTCCGCTATCGCCGGATATTTGATCACCTCCCACTTGTCGCCGGTGTCCTGCTGCGAGAGCAGCCATCCAGCTAAATCGTCATCGTGCCACCGCGTTAAGATCACCAGCACCCCTCCGCCGGGGGCTAACCGTGTGTACGCTGTAGATGTGTACCAATCTTTAACCGACTGCCGACCCGTCTCCGACTCTGCGTCATCTCTATTCTTAACCGGATCGTCAATCACCAAAACGTGGGCACCCTTACCTGTGATCGCACCGCCGACACCTGCCGCGACATAACCGCCGCCCTTATCGGTCAGCCATGCTTCTGCCGACTGACTGTCCCTGTCCAACCGCGATTCTTTGAACACCGTTTGGTACGGCTTCTCCCGCAGAACCTGTCTGACTTTCCTACTGAAGCTCATCGCCAGCGACCCAGAGTATGAACACGCAATAAACTCATGTGTGGGGTTACGACCTAGGTGCCACGCTGGAAAATACGTCGATGCCAGTAGGCTCTTACCGTGGCGTGGCGGCATGAATAGCATCAAACGTGGGGACTCTTTATTCGCCACTGCCTCTGAGAACTTCTCAAGCCGCTCGCATATGTCCTTATGCACCCAGCCCGCCTGATATTCTGGGAAAAATCGTGTAACGAACGGTAACAGTCGTCGCTTAGCCAACTCCCGCCGCGCTAACTCTTTTTTAGCTAGTTCTTTAGCGTCTGGCTGTAACCGCTCGACCTCTTTCTTAACTAATTCCTTCTCTTTCTTCGCTTTGGTTTTGCCCCGGAGACTGTCCCGCGCTTTTTGATGACGTTCACGCTTCTTCTCAGCTAATTCAGCCACTACTTCAGGGTTCTTTGCCTTACTTCGACGATGGGTCGCTTTGATATCCGCATTTTGAAAGCAATTTACGCACAATTCGCCTTTGAACAGCGTCTCTTTATGCTCTTCTTTGCATTTCTTGCATTTTTTTAACGGGATCATGGCTCTGTTGGGGGAGGTAAGGCGAAATCATCCGCGCCAGCTAACTTAACTAACTCTGAATCATCTAACCGCTCTAATTGTTCCACCTTATGATAGTGCATACTTTGCGTTTGCACCTTTTCTGGCTCATAAAGTCCGTGCATCTTACCTAATTCTCTCACCGCCGTTATCTCTTCCGTAGCAGTAGCGGACTTTCGATGAGCTTCGAATAGCATTATAGTCAGCTTATCCCTTGTCACCTTTATATTATCTAGTTCTTCACTCCGTAGATGACCTAATATCGCCTGAATTTTGTCCATCTTCATCAATGAACTCCCAGACTGGTTGTAACTCTTGTAACCTGCAGCTTTCGCCGCTTGAGACGGTGTGAAACCTCGTAATACATACAGCACAAACTGCTCTTGCTGTGCAGTTAACGGTGTTATGTCTGCGTGTGGGTAGCACGATTGAAGATAAGCAATGTCACCCGCTGTAATGGACATAAATTTCCCATAGTATTTTGGGCATAAGCATAGCTTATATTTAAAAATTTAGCAAAAAAATATTTTCTTAGAAAAAATCTGAATTCTAGGCGTGTGCTTTGATATATGGATGTTCAGTATTTCCGTACCGCCGTCCCCGATTTGCTTTTTGGCATCCCCGATTCCAAAACTCGTACCTCGTTTTGGGCGAAGTGAGAACGAGGGTCAATTAAGGCATAAAAGGAGATAAAGATGAACAAAGTAAAACTAGCTTTAAACTTAGTCCTAAGTCGTGAAGGGTCTACGGTAGTTGGCCTCTTCATCCTATTGGCTATGATCTCGTACCAAATCATAGTCTTCTTAGTGGGTAAGAGTGTCTGGCTCTTACTCATCCCAGTAGTAACCGTGGGTTGCTATGTATTCCAAGAAGATATCAAGGAGTCTTGGTATCGCGGGCGTCAGCACGTTGCTGGCGTTAAACGTATTTAATCTAACTTATATAAGGAGAACACCATGAACAGAACAGAAGTCGTTAGAAGAATAGCTGCCGAAGAGGTAGCTGACATGTCAGTTGCAGAGCTGCAGCTGGCTCTTATGGGTCATATCATGGATGGCCTCGATGGGCACTACAACTCTGACGAAGAGCTGGAGGAATTATCTCCAGACGTACTCAGCGAGGGTGCTGAGCGGCTTGTATATAACCGTATCCAGCAGGAGCGAGTATGGACTCGCATCGCGCGGTTGGAAAAGCACCTCGCTAATGGAGGTCTAATGGTTGACTTTGTTGAATAAGTCAGCCAAGCAACTCCCAGCCCACTACGTGGGCTGGGTTGAACTTTGAATCAGTACTTAACTTAATAAGGAGAACACCATGAAAGATTTTATAACTATCTGGAAGGAATTATGGCATCTAACCCCAGCATGGATGAAGGTCTTCGCGATCTTCAACACTGTGTTGTTAATAACAGCCATCATCGCCGGTAAGGTGATGTGGTATCTAGCATACTGGTTGGTATGCACCATCATCGGAGGTATCTGGGGGTACTTCTTTGGGCGTGGTTATGCTCAAAGAACCATAGATTCACTAGATGCATACTTCAACAAACTATAGCCAAGCAACTCCCAGCCCACTACGTGGGCTGGGTTGAACTTTGAATCAGTACTTAACTTAATAAGGAGAACATCATGAACTACACATACGATGAAGACATTTACTCGTGCTTATACAAAGACGAGTTTGGTATCCGTCCTCGTGACGGGTTCTACAACCCAAACTCGTCGCCTGCTGAGAAGCAAGCGCTGTGGGATGAGCTCATGGCGGTACGGAAAAACCGTGAAATGGAGAAACCGTTAACTATAGAGGCGTTCGTAAGAAACGCCTCCGTTTCTTACGAGACTGCCGAGCGCTGGTGGGAGGCTGAGTACGCCTCTGAGGAGGAAGCAGTACAGGCCACTGCGCTAGAACTTAGCGTATTTTAGGCCCTTTGGGCGTAACAGGTGACTACAGATGGTCATTTCAACCTGTTACGCTCCTAACCCTTTGATATTAAAGGGGAAAAAGACACTTTTCGGCACTGCGTAACATGTGACGACATGTGCGGGTCACTTAGCCCCATATATACATATTAGTGTCTTTTATACTAAGCATTTTCTTGTTTTTATAGTAGTTTTATTACTTACTAGACTTAAATAATCTGTAGTCCTAGTAAAAACAAGGAAATTCCTTATTAATATCAATAACTTAGAGCGTAACAGATGGTCCAAAAACCTGTAGTCCATCTGTTACCACCTGTTACGCTCTGTAACTCATTGATTCTTAATGAGTTTTTCAGCTACCGATGCCCTCTAAAAACACCTGTTTTAGACCATCTGTAGTCCCTGTACAATTAATGTACAATTTTCATTTTTCCGTGAAACATAATTGTTTCACAATCTGTAGTCCACCTGTAGTCCTTTTGCTCGGGTGGAATACCTCATTTATAGGAGAAATATCATGCAATACATCATTTATTCACAGCTCGTAGAAAAAGACGGCCCCCGTTATAAGAAGTCAGGTGGTAATACCTATACCTACACAACCAATCGCCTCACTAAAAAGGAGGTGCTTGAATGGGCTAAGCCGCTCATAGAGTACGATTATGAGTGGGGGCAAGAGTATGTGACTAACATATTCGCGATTAATGAATTCTCTGAGGAAGAGCTAAGCTTGCTTCGTGATGAAGCTAAGCGAATCATCTCTCTCGATGAGAGGGCAAAAGAACGCGATGGCTTAGCTATAGAAATGGCTGAGAAGTTAATCAAGTCCATGGATATGGACGAACTGCAGCAGATAGTCTTCGACAAGTTCAGAGACTACTACACAACCCACTCCATCGAATGGGTCAAAGAAAACCACAAACAAATCATAGGAGAATAAGTCATGATCTTTATAAGCAACGCTTTTAGCCCTAGCATGCTCACTTACGCACCAGGCGGAACCTCAGTACGGTTCGAGCCAATATCAACAGAGTGGGTGATAAGCCTGCTCGATGAGAGCGAGAACACAGTGTCCTGCGTAGGACACGCAAACACGGCTGCGGTGTTCAGCAGCTTATTAAAGGCTGATATACCAATGAATAGGATAGCAGTGAAACTTCGTTTTGGTGATCAGATGATCATTGGGACGATAGACCAACGGCTCCCTGAAGGAGCCACTGAGCTTCCTGAGGAAGCAGAAATTAACTGGCTTTTAGTCGAAAAAGAGGTATAGCTATGCGCAATAGAATATATACACCAAACCCTGCTATAGAGAAAGCTATAGCAGAACGTGAGGCAGCCTCAACGCCTCGCACAACCCATACTATCACCACAGCAGAGGGCAACATCTTGACCGCTCTCTCGTGGGACGACGGATCCCCGGTAGCCGAAGAACACCTTGAAGAGTACTTCACCCAACGATACGCAGAGCTAGAGTATGAAATGCTCGAGTATGAGTGGGAAGAGTTCATCCAATCCAAAATCGACGACTACTACGAAGGGTGATAGCTATGAAAGCACCTATAGGTGTCGATGTTTTTGGTTTAGAGATAGAAGCACCTATACCTGAAGACTTTGGAGAAGCCTTCAGCTACGAAGAAGTACTGGAATTCTCAGCTCGCTACGCGAGACTGAGTTGAATGATTAACTTGTCCATTAACCGGAGAAAAACAATGACAACACTTACATTTGAAGATTTTAAAGCCTATCACGGAGATAACGACTTAGCTGAATTAAAGGAGCGCTACTATATCGCCCACCAACAGTACGGTGAGTTGCGTTGTGAGTACCAATCATCAGTATCGTTTTCTGGTGATGCTTGGGCCGGAGCGGATCATGAGTTAGCAGAGGCATCAGAGTATCTTGTTCGTTTAAGAGCAGCAGTTGAATCACATTACCAATATCATTAACCGTCAACTATATGGGGTCGAAAGACCCCTTAACCGGAGAAAAACAATGCATATAAAAGTAGGTCGTAAACATGAAGCCAACGCCCAGTACATCGGGCGTGGATCGCCATTAGGCAACCCCTTCGTAATGAAGGATGAAAGCCAACGCGAACTGGTCTGTGACCAGTATCGTGACTGGTTATATGGTGAAATTGCCCAGTCTAATCCAGCTGTTATAGATGAGCTTGAACGTCTATATAACTTAGCTGTATCCCACGACACCTTAGTACTAGGGTGTTTCTGTGCACCTAAGCAATGTCACGGCGAAATAATACGTGAGGTGTTATACGCGTACAACACGTTCTTTGACTGGGATGAAGTAAGTGATGAATATAGCCACTACTTAGCGCTCTTTCAACTCAGCTACCTTCCTCTATTTTTAAATCTCAGCTCGCTACGCGAGACTGAGTTGAATGATTAACTTGTCCATTAACTAAAAGGAGTACTAACCATGTTCACTATAAAAACTATCCAGTTAGGTTATATATTTGCCTACAGAATATGGGATGTAAAGGGTAACTGCCCTGCATCCCCGTTATTCGCTGAGCTTGCACAAGCTGAGCGTGAATTGGCTATCTTAAAATTATAAGCATAGCTAATAACCCATGCCTGCACACTTATCCTAAGTGTGTGGGCTTTTTTATACCTATTAAAGGAGTACTAATCATGTCAAATACTAAACGTTTTCTAGAACATATCGAAGACCAAGCCCGCGTCATGAGCAAAGAAGACCTTATGGCTGAATACCCATATACAGGCGTAGCGGAGCTCTGGGACGAGGTCAACGGGCCCCAGTCTAGCTACGCGCCCTTCGATGGCGCAAACCATCAGGTAACTGATGAAGACGTACCGTTCTAATGATGGATTACGTCATAACTTTGTTCCTAGGGCTCACAGCTCTAGGGACAGGCTGCGCCGGGTACGCAGTCTTATCAACCATGAAACTTACCTGTGCTACTGGCTCAGTTGCAGCCCTTAGCCTCTTATCCAGCGTCCTGAGTTGGACGTTGTTCTTTATATCATGGAGTACATTATGAAAACTATCTTCGACGATGGCGCAGGTGCCGTCTTAAAAACTGAGCATCTAAACTTAGATTATAAATTTAGGAATACATTAATAGCTGAATTGGTAATGTCTGCCAGCCTGTACGAGTTCGGACGCTATGTGGGTTGGGTAGGGGATGAAGATCTGAACTACCACTACTCTCACAAAGACCACGTAGCTACTGGGTGGGAACGTACGCCTAGTATCAAGAAGCTATCTGAAGATGTCCGGCAATTTCTTCAGGCTAAGAATCATGACCGCTACTTCAACCACGTCTTATTAAATCACTATGAACCTCAGCATAGCATAAATCAACATAAAGATAACGAGCCTGAATTAGTCGGGCCATTAGCGTCCTTCTCTCTGGGCGCATCAGCTGAATTTACGTTCAGCCGTGCCTATAAAGGCGGTAAGACCTACCGCATAACACTTGAAGATGGGGATCTAGTAATCGGTTCCCGTAAATTTTTCACTAACTATTACCACGCTGCATCAAAACCAGACCCACACACCGGAGACACTGGCGCGTTCGGGTGTCCTGAGGGACACAGACTCAACCTAACCTGGCGCACGGTGCGCTAACACAATTTTCCCCGTTAGGGATGGGGACTTTTTTAGGTTATTTGACCTATTTTCTCCCCACTCTACGCACGACTTACTACTACACAGGAGTACACAACATGCAAATAATCAACTTATTAATAACTATCTGGAAGTCTCTCCCATGGTACACCAAAGCCCTAACAATGTTCTTCTGGGCAACTCTCATCATAGCCATATATACAGGACACATCACCCTCTGGCTAACCTATTACTTTTACTACCTAATCATCACATTCTGTATTGGCCTGTACATAGGCTATAAGGAGGCACACTCATGAGTACTAAAAAGAACGCATCAATGGTCGGGATCATATCAAACAACAGAATACTACTATGCAGAACTAAGAAAAATCCAGAGTTCTGGCAGCCCATAGGCGGTGGGCAACGTGATGGAGAGTTTCTAACAAGAGTTACGGCTCTTCGTGAGTTACGAGAAGAAACGGGCGTTGACCTAGGCGAGAATGGGGCACAGCTACTAAAAGACTGCTGTGTTCACCCCTCTAAAACAGGAGGGAAAGTTACTTTCTACACAGTAGCTTACTCCGTCGCTTCTAAGTACTCAAAGTATGAACACTTAGAAGATTTTCTCGAAGAGCAGGAGGAAATAGCAGATTTTAAATGGGTAACACCTGCTAAAGCACTAGCAAGGCTACCCATGATGTCTGCCACTAAGCTGTTCCTCTGGCAACTACGTTACGAAACTCTATGTGACCAACTAGCTCAGCTCGCTACGCGAGACTGAGTTGAACTGCAAACCTGTGGTCTCCGACCACTATGTGATTAATTAATTAAATTGGAGTACATCATGGAAGCTCAGATATCAGAGTACCTAAATAAACAATATAGCTATAAGAGCAAAGCGCTCCGTATAGCTGAGTTGAAAGAGCGGAAACTAACACCGTTAGATATCTCTTCGAAGCTGTGGACGGCACTCTGTCGTACCCAGCAGGACAAAACCCCCATCCAGAACGTAGCCACACGCCTAGGTACTAGCCTTGGGTATAAGGATCAACTTGACGCGGTGAAGACTGGCGCTGAGTTGTTAGCAATCTGTCAAAACCAAGGGTGGTACACGCTTGATATGACCCGTTATGGCACCTATGTGCTGCCTAACTTACCTAAAGAAGCGTTGATAAAATCCAACTTCCCCACTTTTAAGCCTAACAAATGGAGTAGTAACCATAATGGCGAAGACTCCATCATATTAGGTGGTGGGATGAAACACCACAATCAAGCACAGTCGTATGACGTACTTAATATCTTACAAGATATAGAATGGTGTATAGATACTGAGGTTCTACGTCATGAAAAGAACCCTAAAGCTAAGCATCACTCGGTTAAGACCCGTGCTGATTTCAAAGCCATATATAACGATCTTATAGGTCGTGGGTTCTATTTCAAATGGCGCTATGACATGCGAGGACGGTCTTATATGCATAGCTATTTTGTGAATTATCAGAGCCATGAATATGACAAGGCTCTGCTATCACCTCGCAAAAAGGTAGTTAGTGAAAATCTCGATAACCTAAAAATAGCCGTAGCTAACGAAGCCGGACACGATAAGCTCTTGTTCGAAGAACGTATAGCATGGTTTGATTCCCAACTTAAAGAAGGCTTCGATACAGAAGAATTCAAATACCCCCTACTAGGACGCAAAGCATTACGCGCTTATGCCCTAGCAGAACAAGGACTGCCTAGTAACTACATGATGGGGCTAGATGCTACTGCCTCGGGCTTACAGATCATGGCGGCATTGATCGGCTGTAAGACCACAGCGAAAGCATGCAACTTGATCTATTCAGGCACACGAGAAGATCTGTACACACTCGTGGCTGATACGATGAATAGCCCGTTACCACCTGCAGACTATGTGAATCGCAACATGGTTAAACAGCCGGTGATGACTCACTATTATAATAGCCTCGAAGAACCACGTAAGGCATTCAACGATGTACAGCTACAGGCGTTCTACAACGCATTAGATGGACTATGCCCCGGTGCCGTAGACGTTATGGATACGATCAACGCCTTCTGGAATAAACGCGCACTCGAGCACAGCTGGACTCTCCCCGACGGGCACCGTTCAGTTGTACCGGTCATTGAAACAGTAGATAAGCGTGTTGAGATTGATGAGTTGAATCATCGTCGATTCGCTTATATCTACAAAGCAAATAAACCATCACGTAAATCAACCTCTTTAGTACCTAATATTATCCACTCTGTCGATGGCTACGTCGCCCGTGAAATGGTACGCCGTTGTCCATTCGATATTGCACATATTTTCGATTGCTTCTATTTTCACCCCGATAACATGCAAGATGCATCACGTATATACCGTGAGATCCTAGCAGACATCGCACAGAGTGATCTGTTGGCTGACATCTTATCGGAAATCAGCGGTAAGAATATAAGCATTGCTAAAGAAAGTGATGACCTGCACCTTGACATACTCGCAAGCAAATATGCGATCTCTTAGTGGTCTCCGACCACTTGAATGATTTTTAACCGAGCTAAATAGCTCATTATATTAGGAGAAATACCATGGCTAACAAAGCAACTGTAAACAATAATTATGAAGACGAAGTTTATTTCCAATTATCTTTAGACAACCAACGTGTACGTTTTGTACCGGTTGAATCCTTCGCAGGCAAGGTTACCGAACAAGGCGTGTATAACTTCCTTACCACTAAAGCCATTGTTGGCGTAACTGCCCCACGTACTAGCGGTAAGAACGCAGGTAAACTTGGTTTTACTGTTAGCGGTACAGGAGAAAACCGCATTAGCGTTGTCGGGTTCATTAATTTCTATCAAAGCCCAGCTTGTGCTACTTCAACCCCCACCGAAATTGATGCCGAAAAAGGCAAATTAGAAATGTTATTGAAGAAAATGAAACGTGAAGACCTAACTACGCCTTACACTGACGAGCAGAATGATGAGTTCGCAGATGAATTAGGCTTAGCAGCGTAATCTTACCTCTTAGGGAGCTTCGGCTCCCTTTTTTTATGCCAGGAGATTAATCGAATGACAGACCGATACGTAGATATAGAACACGAAGGCTTATTTATACAAGTGAAGCTCGAGCACGAAGGTGTTGTACTTGATGTGTTCGATAAAGATAATGACGTGATTAAAAGCCACTACAAATATTACGACGATATGGGGCTAACAGCACCAAAGGAGAAAAATAATGAGCCTAGCTGATTGGCAAGACATACTAAGCTATCGGGAAAATATAATCGCAGGGATAGCGACTGCAGAAGTATACGACTTGGCAGATATACATAATGCTACAGATAATGAACTGACAAATGAACAGGCAATGTATATATTAGCATTGCTAATTAAAGAGCATGATGCGAATATAGGCAATACGATACGACAACTAGCGGAGGAAACAGAATGGCAGCAGTAAACATACCTTTAACAGTAAAACAACACACCCAACTGAAAGCGTATGCTTCATCTAAGCAAACAACGATGACAAAGCTATTACGCTCTTATATAGATTCATTGGTTGTGGCAGAACCTACTCCGAATTTCGTAAAGAAAACCGGTTGGTGTAGACCTTGCGATTCAACCCAATTTATAACTGAAGAGCGCTGTGATACTTGCGGTGAATGGACGGTGCAACAATGAAGAAAACTAAACTAGAAAAAAGAATAGAAGCTGAGCAACGCGAAGCTGACAAACGTAGCCCTTCTGAACAACTGGAATGGCTCGATAAACACGAGCTCCGTGCGTTAAAAGAACGCAGTAAACTAGCTGATAAACTTAAAGAACAATAGGAGGCAGTATGAATGAGGAACTAAGCACTTTCGAGGAAGACATACTCTATCTAAAAACCAAACTATATAAAGAACCTCTTACCGATGAGGTATTCGAAACATACGCACTAAAAATAGCAGACCGTGTCTTACGAGGACGGGAAACTGTAGCACAAGCTCGCGTTAAAGAGCTCAAAAATATAAGGAATGCTTATGGGTTATCGTAGCGATATAGTCATATGCATGCTCCCCGAAAAAGAATATGAATTTAACTTTTTAGGTATAGCAGATAAAGAACGATGGTTTTACGAGCGCGAACCGTTACCTGACCAAATCCGGTACACCTATCGTGGAGTTAAATGGTACACGTCCTATGAAGAAGTTCGAGAAGCTGAGAAATGGTTCGCTTCTATACCGGAGCAAACCTACTGTTTCATACGTACAGGCGAAGGCGATGGGTATGAAGCTGATATAGAAATACTCGGCGATCAAGAACGCTTCGGAGTAGGCGTATCAATGTTCGTTGAGATAGTAGATGACAACTTGGATCCTCTATTCGTATAAACACAACTAGCTACATAGATAACTAAGTTTATCCTGTGGATAACTTTTCTTATGCCTTAAAACTAATCTAGTCCTGTACCTATGTATAGGTAGTCCAAGCCGTGAGTGGGCTAATGGAAAAAACCTCGGCAGCGGGAGCAGATCCCTCATATCAAGATGTACTCCGATCTGTGATCCCGCACTTTTTAAATAGGAGGTTATATGACACTGATCATAGGGATAAGTTTATGGGCGGCGGTAGATGGATAGACAATCTAAATACCTAAGAGCTCTAGTAGGAGACGCTATATATGAGATAAACCAAGAGACACCAGTTGTATTCTACCATTGGTACCCTAAAAACGGAGTAATCACATTAGATTGCAGAGGCGATCTTTTATTTAAAATTAATGATATGGCATGGATGACCTACGCCATAAACATACCGCCCAACTGTCACCCTGAACGGATCCAACGTATAAAAAATGCTGAATTAGCAAACTATCAGTGCGGTCAGGAGGGGAACTGGCTTTGGAACTACATAGACATTCATTACGACATATTAAATGTATTAAAAGAAGGAGTAAAACCACATGAAACCGAGCGATTTAGTAGAGCTGTTAGAGACGACAGTAATAGATGCGAACGTAAAACCGGACGAAGATCGGTTATCCGCAATGATATGGGGAGCCCCGGGCATCGGGAAGTCCCAAATCATCAAACAACTAGCTAAGAGACGCGGGTACCGATTCTTAGATATAAGATTATCTCAAATGGGGCCTGAAGATATGCAAGGTGTCCCATTCATCGTCGTCGAAGACTCTGAAAAACGTACTGCTTGGGGCACACCTCTTATATATCCTTCAGAAGGTGACCCTAAAACATTAATGTTCTTTGATGAAATAACCCACGCCCCACCTGCAGTTCGAAAATCCGCATTTCAGATCATACTTGACCGCCAAATAGGACAGCATAAGTTCCCTAAAGATACAGTAATCATTGCTGCAGGTAACCGCGTCGAAGATAGATCAGGTGCCCAAGAAATGGAACTAGCGTTAAAAAATAGATTTATTCACATAGATCTAGAAGTAGATAGAGATGACTTAGCAAGTTGGTGGGTAAAGAACGACAAAGATTCCAGAATCTTATCATTCCTTAGAGCAGCGCCCCACCATATACATGAGATGCCCGAAGGTGTCACAAGTGATAACGCCTTTCCAAGCCCGCGTACATGGGATTTTGCTTCTCAGATTCTTAGGACAGTACCTAAGCATCTACGTTTACAAGCATTGAAAGGTACGATAGGCGCAGGCCCTGCTAAAGAACTAGAGGTCCACTTGCGTACAGAACTACCCGATATGGAAAAATTACTAGAAGAACCCTGGAGTTTCACACCCCCAGAAGATCGTTCTGTAATGTATGCGATTGCTAATGCCCTAACTCAATACGTAACGCGGAACACAATTCAAGGTTTCTGCGATATTGCGGAGCAATTAGCAGCAGTTAACCACCAACAAGATTTCGCTGTCACAATGACGCGCGATCTCTTTATAAATAAACCTGAACTAACTCAAACATCAAGTTACATAGCTTGGTCCGCTAAACATAAACATTTGGTGATTTAATGTTCGAAGACGATTCTACGGAAGAACGTATTAATGTACTAACAGTACCAATAGAACCATCTCTACAGGAGGCGGTTACTAAAGCCGCTAACACAAGAGGCGTATCACCAGAAGCACTGACTCGATGGGCTTTAGTTCGTATGATCGCGGATATATCAGGATATCGCTGGCAACCTAAGTAAAAAAAAAGCTCTGCCTATAGAGGTATAAGCAGAGCTTATGCCCCATAACCAAGGGGATTATGGGGAAGGAGTAAGCGATAGTAATATTAGCAGTACTTATAGGAGAAAGCAATGCTTAAAGAGAAACTAGTAATGGTGCGCCTGTACCAAGCAAAATGGTCTGGAAGACGTTTTGATAGAGCGGCAAGTAGCGCCATAACAAAAAATGCAAAAGCCGAAGAAGGGTCGGCGCGACTCAATAAATTAATTGTTCCTGAAGCGGTAATTAAACCGACAAATCTACATTGGGGCAATATGAAGAAATGGTTCTATGAACAGACATCCCCTTTCTATGACACAGGATGGCGCGTACGACCTATGCATGACTTCTTATCGTTCAGAGAGGAATACGTCAAATACAAAGATGAAGCAGATAGCTTAGTTAATTCGTTAATAAACGAAACCTACCCTGCGGCTCTTGCGACCACAGAAAAACGCATGGGCGATCTTTATAACCCTGAAGACTATCCGAACCCAGAAGATCTACGCTCTCAATTCGAGATTGAGCTAGATCTTCAGCAGATACCTACTATCACCCATAACTGGCTAACCAAATTAGATGATGAATCGAAAGCTATCGTTAATGACACAACGCAACGCGCTGAAAATAACGTAGAGCAAGAACCATGGATTCGTCTATATAAACCATTAAATAGGTTACAAAGCGCATTGGGCGTACAGATTGGTGAGAAAGGTTCTGTATTCAAGAACACCACCGTAGAAGGGTTACCTGAAATATGCGACACCGCATTATCTATTGCAGTAGATCCTGATGATACAGAGCTACAGGACGCGATATACAAGATACGAAACAACGTAGCTATCGCAGATATAAAGAAATTAAGGACTGATACTGCATATCGAACCTTCACTTTAAAGCAAATAGATGCTGTTCTAAAAATAATAAAGAATAACATTTAGAGGAGAAGAATAATGCCTGCCCCTCGTAGGATAAAAAAAATGGAAAATACTGTACAGTTTGACCGCATGGCTAAAGCTAGAACTCGTGTAATCCTTGATGAACCTTTTTTCGCCACCTTATTACTAAAACTCCATCTGATTGAAGACCTAACCGTCCCTACAGCAGCGACTGATGGCAGAGTTATTTTATATAACCCTGAATACACAGAAACATTGACTGACCGTCAGTGTGTCGGGCTACTAGCACATGAGTTATCGCATTGCGTGTTTAAACACATGCTTCGTCGCGGGCATAGAACACCGGTTAGATATAATATCGCAGGAGACTATATGATAAATCCTGGGCTAAAAGACTCAGGTTTTGAGCTACCGCCCGGCGCATTAGACGACCCCAAGTACTATAACTTAACTACAGAACAAATATACGATTTACTCCCTGAAGATGACGAAAAAGCTAACCCTATAGGGGCAGATGGTTACCCAGAGGATTTTCCGCCTACAGATTGGGTATTCGATGACAATAAAGCAGCTCAATCTATAGCTGAAAAAAACCGCATGGAAGAAGAATGGGAACTTAATATCCAAGAAGCTATAAAAAATGCGGAAGCAGCAGGGAAAATACCCATCGGACTTGAGTCGCTTATAGAAAGTATAGGCAAACCTCAAATAAATTGGCGCGCCGCCCTCCGTAGATTTTTCACAATCTACTCGAAACGTGATTTTTCATGGAGCAAAGTAAAACGCCGTTTAATCTCCCAGAATATATATCTTCCAAGCCTACATTCAGAAGATTTAGATAACCTTGTCATTGGTATTGATACCTCAGGTTCCGTGTCCGACGAAGAACTCGCTTTATTTAGCGATGAAATCAACAGCATCTTAATGGGTTTCAATGCCACAGTAACTGTTATCTATTGCGATAGCGAAGTTCAAGCAGTTGAAACGTTTGAAACCGATGAATTACCTCGAACTTTAAGCGATGAATTCCCCGGGCGCGGAGGAACAACTCTTACACCTATTTTTGAACAGGTAGAAAAATTAAACTTAGATCCTAGCTGCATGGTATACCTAACAGACGGAGGTATATGGGATAACCCTCCAGCCCCCACATACCCCTTATTAATCGTAACCACTGATGAAGAGATTTCTATCGGTGAAAATATAAAGATGGAGATTTAATATGAGTAACAGCCGCCAAAAATACTTAATAGATCTGAAGCGTAAACTGCATAGCTTAACTTTAGACGGTAAAATCTATAATAGAAATAGAGTATATAAAACATACTTCGATTCAAAAGGGAATCTTACTAGTCGAAATACTTCCGTTCCCTATATAAAGCCTTTTCACTATGAAGAACTTAATACTCTATGGCAACGCAGTATTATAGACACTATATTAGAAATACAAACGATACGGTCATGGATACGAAAGGAAGAAACTAAATATACTGAAGCCGCTAAAAAAATTAATAAACATATTAAATGTAAACGGGTCCTGAACCATCTCCGCCCTTTATGGAAGGCTCCCGCATCCGCTAAAGTAAAGATCGGAGTGTCGAACGACATAAACAAGGTAGGGGCATACCATACGTATATAAGCCACGACGCTAAGAAATTATCTCATGTAATTATCCCTAATGAAAACTTAGCCGCTACCGCTCAATATCTAGAGGATATGCAAAGTTGTAAAACTAAAGTAATAGCTGCAGCTCTACAAGAAAGCACTGACGATGAAGATTACAAAGTATATAAAGTAGTTACAGCTAAAACACCTAAAGAATATGCATCATCTCTAAATCATTTCTCTACAGAGAAAATGTACGCCGCAATATACGAAGGGTTCTATCCCGAACAAAATAGCGACAATGCATACGTACCTAATCTTGTAGTTTATGTAAAAAACCGTGCCAATCTAGACCAACGATTAAGTACAAAAGCTAATCACGAGTTTAGGAAATATTACACAAACCATATAGATCAACATAAATATCATGAATTCTGCAAGCAATTAGATCGTCAAATCCATTACTCTGAATTAGAAATAGCGATACAGAAAATAATAGACCCCCTCAACTCATCATCTTATGAGTTCAATATCGCAGTAAATGCCCTAAAGGATGCAGTAAATGAATAAACTAAAAAAATTATGGCATAAGGTTATCCCTCACAAATGTGCCACATTTATAATTTATTACGCTACAGGAGAAAAAGTATGTACCTCTTGCGGAGAAATTACTTCCATAAAAACGAAGTAACTTTATTCGGAGCATTACTAGTACTCCCTCTACTTATTTGTATTGGGAGTTTCCTAATTATTAAATATCTAATAACAAAAAAATGAAACTTACTTTAGATTTTGAAACCTTCTATAGCGTACCTTACTCCTTAACAAAGATGACTACAATGGAGTATGTACGGGATACTCAATTTAAAATACACGGTGTGGGTATACAAATAGATAACGACCCCCCAGAATACATTTATGAAACTGATGTCGAAGAAACTTTACGTGATATATGGGAATCAGAAGAACACATCGAGCTTATTTGCCATAACACACGTTTTGATGCTTACATATTAGCTAAACGTTTCGGGTTATATGCAGATATATACTACGACACCATGAGTATGTCAGCAGGACTATTCCCAGGACAAAAAAGTAACTTAGCTAACTTATGTGAACGCTTATGGCCTAATAATACAGCTAAACGAAAAGGTGAAGAATTAAAACAAACTAAAGGAATAGAAAATTTATCTCCTGAACTAAGTGAAACACTCGGTAACTATTGCATTCAAGATGTACAGCTTACTTACGAAGCATTCCAGATAATGGTTGAAGATTTTCCAGAACAAGAATTACGGCTAATAGACTTACACATACGTATGTTTGTTAACCCTAAATTTGTACTGGATCGTAAAACAGTTGAAGAGTTCCTCGCTGAAGAGGAACTTCTCCAGAAGACACTAGTTGAAAAATCAGGGTACACACGTAAACAGCTAAGCTCTAACCCTCAATTCGCTGGAATCATAGAATCTCTAGGGCTAACAGTACCTAAAAAAATATCTCCTACAACAGAAAAAGAAACATTCGCATTCGCTAAAAACGATATCAATTTCCAAGAGCTCCAAACTAATAACCCTCAATATAAACACATCTGGGACGCTCGATTAGCTGCTAAAAGTACTATAAATCGGACACGAGCGAACCGAATGTTAAAGGCCGCTGACCCTGAGACTAATGAACTAGCTGTGGCGCTTAAATACTACGGTGCACATACTGGACGAGCTTCTGGAGCTGAAAAACTTAACTTCCAGAACCTACGTAGAGGGTCTATATTAAGACGTGCACTACACGCGCCTGAAGGGCACAGCGTTGTGGTTGTTGATTCAGCGCAGATAGAAGCACGAGTGTTAGCATGGCTTGTAAACCAAAGAGAGCTCATTCAATATTTCGAAGATGATATTGACGTATACTCTGCGTTCGCTGACCACATATACCCCGATAAAGCCCCTATAAATAAAGAAAACTACCCTCTAGAACGCTTTGTAGGTAAAGTAGCTATCTTAGGGTTAGGTTACGGTATGGGATGGCGTAAGTTCCAGATGACCCTAGAAGCAGGAGCGTTAGGTGCTGACCCTCTCATTATGGATAGCGCAGAAGCTCAAAGAGTCGTCTACGCCTATCGTACTGCAAACTACATGATCCCTATGTACTGGGAAGCCGCATCTAAAATGTTAATCTCTATGATGCAGCCTAATATTGATCCGATTCCTTGGGGGCCTTTAATGGTATCCCACGAACAGATAGAACTACCTAATGGTATGGCTCTTAAATATCCGGGGCTTAGAATCATAAATGGAGAACGAGGACCGGAGATTGTTTACAACCTCACCTTACCCTCTTCCGCTTCTGACAGTGAAATATTAGAAAGTAAAACTACAGTACGTACGTATGGGGCAAAGATAGTAGAGAACATCGTACAAGGCTTATCTAGAATTATCGTAATGGATCAAATGGTGGAAATTAATGAAAAATATCCTGTTGCATTAACAGTACATGATGAGGTGGTCTGTATTGTACCTAACGAGACCGCATCGGACGCATATGGATATATGCTACAGGTTATGAAGACCCCGCCAACGTGGGCTCCGAGCTTACCATTAGATGCAGACGGCGGTATAGACTATTGTTATTCGAAATAAAAAGGACTATTATGAGACGCTGCAGGAATATAAGCATTACTTATAGGTCAAGGGGACACTATGCCAAATATAACATTCTTAGAGGCTGCCAACGGAACGCGCCTAGCTAAAGAATTTTCTGAACGGGGTAAGCAATCATACCCAATGTATGTAAATAAATTTACATCACATATTTACACCATCCCACCAACTAATAATGGGTGGGACACTCAATATAGTTTAATGAAACAACACGCCCCTCTAGGGCATTGCCTTCTTAAAGGGCGATTAGATAGACCATTAACTAATGAATCTCGTAAAGGACATACCGATAGGTATCAAAAAACTCAGACCCTCGTATTAGACATAGATGGGTTAGAACTGGAAGGCTACACCATCCCAAAAAATATAAGCAGTACTGATATTAAAGATATAGCAGAACGGATTATCAAACTCCTCCCTCCCGAGTTCTCTAACTCCTCGTATATAGCAACTGCTTCAGCTTCATTAGGATTAAAACAGAATCTTATCTGCATGCATCTAGATTTCTGTCTGGATGACGAAGTAAACCCGATGCGCTTAAAAGATTGGATTACATGGCTTAATCTCAATATAAAAGCATTTCGAGATCAAGTATCGTTAAATGCATCAGGATTAAGTTTGTCCTATCCGATAGACAGAACTGTAGCTCAGAACGATAAACTAATTTATTGTGCGCCGCCTACATTTATAGCACCGCTGACAGACCCTGTAGTAGAGCGCATAGTGCTGACAAAGAAAGATAATCCTACTGTAAATATCACAAAATTATTACAACAAGTAAACGTCGAAGCGAACACACAGACCATAAAAGATACAGTAATAGCCCTACGAAAAAATGCAGGGCTTAAAAGACGTACTCCTAAAACACGTTACGTTACGTTAGAAAACGGCAATAAAACCGAAGTTTTAGAGAATCCAGATCAAGCACGTATAACGTACGCCTATCACACAAAAGAATATTGTTATTTCAATATTAATAATGGCGATAGTAATGCTTATTGGTGTCCTATAGGTAACCCTAGAATTGTTTATACTTTTAAAGATGAACCACCATTTGAAATGCAACGAGTCGATGGTGATTTCTACGAATGGTATACCGAAGAATTCAAAGATGAGATAAGAGGTGCCGCTAATCTACGACCCTTTATCTTTAGAGATTTCTGGACTGATATCCATTATAACGCTGTATTCGATGAGAATAATAATAACATCCCACGTATCGCTTCAGCTAATAAATCTAACTTAGGTGATTTTATGCTTGAGCACGGCTTAGCTATGCCAGAACCCATACCTACTTGGGATTATATATTTGACCCAAGAACAAATAAACAAATAGATTTCGAACGTCAATGGTTAAATAAATATCAGCCTACTGATTATCTATTAAAAGCTGTACCGCTAGAAGGTGTGGAACTTTCATATGGAGATGCCACTTTACTGCAGAATTACTGCCCAACAATATACAAAATAATATGGCATCTTGTTGGAGACAGCTCTCTAGAGTATGAGCATTTTATGAACTGGCTTGCTTATGGGATAAAACGGCGACAGAAGACTACAACAGCTTGGGTCTTTAGTGGCGTTGAAGGTACGGGTAAAGGAGTTTTCTACCATAAAGTCTTAGCACCTCTCATAGGGAATAAATATACAGTCATGCGGAAACTTTCGGATTTCGATGATCAGTTTAACGCATGGCAAGAATCTAACCTCCTTACCGTTGTAGATGAAGCTCGGATTAACGATGTCGCATCTTCGTCTAGAACTATGAATTTCCTAAAGAACTTCATTACCGAGCCTTATGGGAAGGTACGTGTTATGCGAGTAGATAGTACGGTAGATAAACCTCTATATAACAACGTTATGTTCTATACGAATAACCAAGATGCTTTGAAATTATCAGCAACTGACCGTCGTTTTAATATCGGACTACATCAAGAATCTTCACTGGTACAAACGCATCCAGCTATCCGTAAAGAAATTGATGATCTATTACCTAACGAAATTCAATTATTTACTAACTTCATATATTCATTCCAAGAAAATGAAGATCAAGCACGTACTCCGTTAGAGAACGAAGCAAAATTACAAATGCGCGAAGCGAGCATGACGTGGATAGAAGAATATTGTTTCGCTCTCAAAACAGGGAACTTAGATTTCTTCGTACGATTTTTGGATATGGATCCTTCAGCAATAAGTGAAATCACTACATTTGAAGCGGCTCAACGATTCATAAAAAATTGGATCGCTGATGTAGAACAACGTACGTCTTTCGTTACAGTAGCTCAGTTACGTACAGTTTATACCTGCCTTAACAACGCGACTATTTCAGCAGTTAAGTTCGGTAAACTTTTAGCTAGAAACGGATTAACGACTACGAATAGACGCGGAAAAGGAAGAGGTTTTGCCATTGAATGGAAACTCGACACCTACGAAAGAACCCAACTGATAAACGAATATTTTTCAGATAGAGATAAGGAGGCTTATAAATGCCAAAACGTAACCCATTAACTGATAATGAACGCATGCTTATTATATTAACTCTTAATTCAGCAGGCGAATTTTTACAAGAAGCGGCGGACAGAGGTGAAGACGATAGTAAATTATTTGAAGACTTAGACACTTTTATAAAAGCTACAACTGTAGATATCTTACAAGGCGTAGACATGGAAGCGTTCATGCCTAAACTAACTGAGTTCTATAGGCAATATGAAGAATTTGAAGAAGCTAATATCCACTAGGAGATACTAATGACTGAAGAACGTATACCTACATGGTCATACTCAGCATTATCGACTTTCGAAAAATGCCCTTTCCGTAGCTATTTACAAAAAATAAAGAAAATACTTGAACCGCAGCACCCTGCGGCTAAACGTGGAACTGATATCCATGAACAAGCCGAAGAGTTTGTAAAAGGTAATATAGAATTTCCGAAAACATTAGAAAAATTTACAGACAGCTTTAAAGAGCTGAAAGATCTCTACGCCGAAGGCCAAGTCGAACTAGAAGGTGATTGGGGCTTTACTCAAGATTGGGAGATCTGCGAGTGGCGAGCTGAAGATGTCTGGGCTCGTATAAAACTCGATGCCATGATCCGTTTAGATGATACATCAGCTCGAGTTATCGACTATAAAACAGGACGAAAATTCGGCAATGAGATATCCCATGGACAACAAGCGTTGCTTTATGCCATAGCCTCGTTCGTACGATATCCAGAACTAGAATTTATACGTACAGAATTATGGTATTTAGACCATGCTGTAGTGTCAGAACAAACATATACCCGCGCACAAGCGATGCTCTTCTATCCTAGATGGGTAGAACGCGCAAAAACAATGACCACCGCTACTGAATTCCCGCCTAAACCATCCCAACAAGCTTGCAGGTGGTGTTCGTATCGTACTTCGGGCGATTGCGATTACGGTGTAGATTTATAACGAAGGAGAATGTAATGAACTTTGACAAGTATAGGAGAGCCTTTAAAGCTCTACAAGAAGATAAATTCATAAAATATTCAACTCATATAAGTTGTGCGCTCATGATACTAGAAGCGCTGAAATTATTCCTTAATTTTACTTTAGACTTTGTTTTATACATCGTCTTTTTCGGAATTGTACTCAAACTTATATGGACGATTATTACTTATGAAAGCACACATAATATACAAGACGATCTCGGTACTGTCCACGATAATTAAAGCGTTGCAACTAGCTAGTATAGTTGCTGAAGCACGGCAGCACTTCAAATATAAAAACAACAGGAGGCGTTAATGCTACCTTTATATGAGCATCAAAAACAAACCGTAGAGTTCCTTACGAAAAGCCCTAGAGCTCTGATTACGTCAGATCCAGGAACAGGTAAGACTCGAGCGGTGTTAGAACGTTACTACCAAGCTCGTATAAACAAAGAATCATATGGACGTATGTTAGTTCTCGCCCCTTTATCTATACTAAAACCCTCGTGGGGCGATGACATTGAGCATTTTACTCCGGGATTAACGTACTCAATAGCGTACGCTAAAAATAGAAAACAAGCCTTCGATATGAACACTGACGTTGTAATCACAAACCATGATGCGGTTAAATGGATTGCTAATAACGCAGAAGATTTATTACAACAGTTCGAGTGGTTAGTTATAGATGAGTTTACCGCTTACAAACGGAGAACTAGTCAACGAAGTAAAGCAGCTGCATATATACGCGAAGCATTTAAATATAGAATAGCTCTATCAGGTACCCCCAATTCGAACACTATCTTAGATATGTGGCACCCTACCCTCATCGTTGATGATGGGGAACGTCTAGGAGAACGTTTTTTTAGTTTCAGAGCACAAGTCTGCGAACCGAAACAAGTAGGCGCAGGAAAACACATGGTGCAATGGCTTGATAAAGAAGACGCTGAAGCTAAAGTAGCTGCTTCACTTAAAGATATAACTATTAGACATCGTTTTGAAGATTGTATATCAATCCCTCCTAACACTAAGAAGGTAATTTATACCGATCTATCGAAGAAACAAGAGCGAGCCTATAAAGCTTTAAAAAAAGACGCTCTATTAGAACTAGCAGACGGAAATTTTCTAGAAGCAATTCATGCTGGAGTATTAGTAAAAAAGCTACTACAAGTAGCCAGTGGGGCCGTATATGATAACGAAGGATCGTCACATGTTATAGATGAAGCCCGATATAACTTAATCATTTCATTAATTAAAGAACGGTCTCATTCAGTAGTGGCATTCAACTGGACTCATGAACGTAATGCGTTGTGCGCCCTAGCTGAAAAAGAAGGTATCACTTTTGCGGTTATCGACGGATCGGTTAAGACTTCCGAAAGAACTAGTATTGTAAAACATTACCAAAAAGGAGCATATCAAGTCCTATTCGCTCACCCTCAATCAGCAGCTCACGGACTTACACTCACAAAAGGAGTCACTACTATATGGGCGAGCCCTACTTATAACGCTGAACATTTCCAACAATTTAACAGGAGGATTTATCGGGCAGGACAGAAGAAGAAAACCGAAACTATATTGATAGCTGCCAGAAATACTTGGGAGGTTGCCGTCTATGAAAAACTTGACGGTAAATTGAATCGTATGGATTCATTACTGCAACTATTTAAACAATTAACGGAGTTAGAAGATGAAGCCAATAGGTGAACTGATCGAAGCTTTGAAAGAAAAGCGTGAAGAATTAGCTGATTTAGAATCAATAAAGAAACAAAAAAGCCGAGAGAAGGCAGAACTAGAAACGCAACTGTTAGAGGCTATGGACGATCAAAATATAACTGCTATGCGAGGCGATACAGCCACAGTCTCGATTTCTGAAAAAGTCGTCCCTACAGTAGATAATTGGGAAGCTTTCTATGACTACATATTAGCTACAAAACAACCATACCTACTTGAACGTAGACCAGCAATTACAGCTTTTAGAGAAATACTAGAAACAGGAAGTGAAGTCCCCGGACTTAAACCTTTTACCCGAAGAACAATTAACTTTCGTTCTCGATAATGATAATATAAGCAATACTAATAAACACTAAGGAATACTAATGACTACTGAGCTTACTATCAATACTGATTTACAAAAACAAGTAGCGGCTATCCCCGATGAATTAAAGAAAGAAATGGAGGAGCGAGTCGTAATCGAAAAACCGCAATGGCGCTCTATCAGCAGAATGAATGATATGTTTAATTTATCTGATGCTGGCCCTAATGACAAACCGCTATCATTACTAAATGTAATCATCTTAGCTTACGCCTATAAAAACGAATATTATGAAACAGAATGGAGTATGTCAGGGAATAATGAACCACCGTCATGTTGGGCAATAGATTCAGATAAGAAAAATCTATCCGCTACTACATCTGAAAAAGCCAAAGACCCTAAAGTAGAAGAAGGTGGACTATGCAGCACTTGTGAACATGATGTATGGGGAACAGGTAGAGGAGGCAAAGGAAAGCGCTGTACTAACGCCATTCAATTAGCTGTAATCCCCATGAACTTTGAAGAAGGCGATGTACCTTACAGCTTTAAGATAATTAGATCCTCTATCGCTCCGTTCGAAAAGCATATGAGGACTTTGAGGGAAAATGGCATACATTACCTACAAACTCAAACGCAGTTTAGTTTTCAAGGCAAAACAGTACTTACTAATATACACCCTGTCGTTCCCGCTTTAAGTAAAGATCTTATGGCTGATCTGATGCCACTACGTGAAAAAGCTATAGAAATTATTTCGCAGGACCCTTATATTCCTTCAGACGAATTACCCTTTTAACCACGCCCTCATTAGCCCGCCTCGTGCGGGCATTTTTTTGGAAGGAAAAATTATGAAAACCTATACTGTAGAAGACCTAATGGACGCCCTACACAGACATGGCCTCGAGTACTGTGAAATTAAAGATGGCAACGACTATATTCTAGTCAAATTTGATAAAAGTAAAGAAGTGACAAGAACAGTTATCTTCGATACAGAAGATCTTATCGCTATTGGTCAGGCAGAGAAACTGCTTAATAGCATCCACGGTGACGGGAGGTTCGGCATTCTTAACCACATCAGACTTCTAACTGATGATGTATTTGACCATGAAAAACAGGAATGGAGGTGAGCAATGGATATACAAGATCTAGTGCGAACTTACCAATCGTACTTATTTGAGATAACAAACAGCCGTCCAAGTGACGAGCGGTTAAAGGAAATGAAAGATTCAGATGCTAATGAATACTTCGCGTTCCTCGCAGAAGAACGCCCACCTAACGAATGGGAGGAAGAAGACTATGAGCGTTCAGGTGAGTACACAATACTTGATGAGATGATAGCAGATCAATTAAACGAGAACCACATCAATGAATTAGGTGGTAATTGGGCGTTGTTCGATCAACTATAGGAGAATGAACGAGTGATGACTAACGAAGAATTCTGGGAGTGGATAAACACATGTCCATCGAGTTATGCGATTACAGATCGCAACGTCGATAACGTAACCATTATATTCCCCCTTTCTAGTGGTAATGATGGGGAGGTGAGTGATGAATGATCGAGTGAAAGTGAAAGTTAAGTGGAACGACGACGGCAAGGAGGATACGTTATTTGCCGTCACTAACTGGGATGGCAAGGATGCTGGCGAAGATGATGAGGGAATATTCTATTACTTTGAACCAGACGAGGAGGTGATTGGGAAGCATATGGATTTTGAAGTATTGGAGGTCGCAAAGATGGAGCGAGTGTTCTTCGCTGACTTCGGATCAACGACGATCACGGAGTCAGAGTTAGCCAGATTAAAAACCCGTGAAGATTTCGAGCAATGGAAAGAAGTACTCGTTAATTGGGATAACGTATTCTCACATTGGGAGGAGGTGAGTGATGAGTGACAAAGTAACACATGCAGATGGAACGATTCTGGTTGAGTTTGAGAAGCCTTGTTCTTTCTCAATAGAGTGGAATGACTGGCGTATGCCCCCGAATGGCGACTTCATTATTGAAGACGCTATTAAAGCATCTGGTAAAAAGGAGAGCGACTTTGAATATGCTGTGTTGCTCGTGACTAAGGTGGAGTTAGTGCCGAGAAATTATATTGCAGGACTAGACGACAGTCAACTGGAGGTGAGCGATGAGTAAATACAAAGTGACATTCGAAATTGTGTTTGAGGGTGACGATGAGATATTTGTATCCGAGGCTATTATGAAATATCTCTTACACTGCGTTGAATGTGATGATCTTAGTGGGTTTGATATTGAGGAGGTGAGTGATGACTGATAAGCAATTTATAGAAGAAGTCTACGAACTTACTTTCGGAGATGACGCAATTAATCGTGATTTTTCTCACGAAGAAGTTATCGAGCAACTAGAAGACTGGCTTATAGAAGACAGCCCTGCTATGTGGAGGTGAAATATGAGAATTTGGAGAATAGACTTTGATGATGGGTATGCCCATTACTATGAGTGGTTTGGCACAAAGAAAGAGGCCGTGAAGCGATGGAAAGAGGTGGTTAGTGATGCCAAGAAAGGGGAGCAAACAAGAACCATAGAATCACCCTGTGGCGTGTTGTGGACATTGCATGAAGGACCACACATAGTCGAAATACCTAACCGGAAAGATGATCTAGTGAGTTGGTTGAGCGTCTACTTTAACAACGCAGATGGTACAGGAACATGAGTTGGGAAGACGAGATAGATCGTAGTCTCGTTAATCACGATGCCTATGAAGACTTGGTTCGTAGGATTGAGGAAGAGGGAGGAGTGATTAATGACTAAATCTGATTGGGACCACATAGAGTCCTACAAATATGAAGACCTATGCGACTCAGTAGCTGAAAGAATCACCGAGGACATGGACTTGAAGTCGCTGCATATCTTTGTCTATGAGACCTTATTCGAAATCTATATGGAAGACGCAGAAACACTAGCGCAGGTAGTTAGTGATCTTGATATGTGGGAGGGAGAAGATGAACAACCCGTGTATATGCAAATCCTTACGAATAAATTAACGGAGAAAGACAATGATGAACGCACCGCTAACTGAGGTTCAAGTTGACGCTATACAAGGGCACTTACAGTATATGCTCGAGCGTTTACGACAAGAGAGAATCCCCTATTGCGCGACTCACCTGAACGACGACCCTGTGGTAGATAGAATCGCTAAGGACATTTACATTACGATACTAGAGGACCTCACGTTCAAAGACACTATATGGCACGAAGTGTTGAAACACTTAGAGGTCGAAGAAATACTAACGGAGAAAGACTATGAATAGAAACCAATTGTTTCAACGCCTGTCAGGGCACTTTTTATCTGAGAATTTGCCCGAAGACTGGCACGAAATGTCGGAGGTGAGTGATGAGCCAATCTGATTGGGACCACATAGAGTCCTACAAACAAGCCTTTATTGATGGGCAAGCTATTGCTGACATTTGGTCAGCTCCTGATGTACGTGAGATGTTCAATAATCTAATGGACATGGATAAGCCTCCTAAGTATTTGCTAGGGAAGGAACTTACTGACGAGGATATTCAGGAAATCTTATATATGGTACAAGCTAGATTCGATGCCGAACAAGGCATCAACTGGTTTCAAATTGA